TTCTTACTCTGCCAAATATTCCCAGTAATTAAATCCGCAAATGTATTGGATGGTCCGTCTAATTTATCATCATAATCGATTGCACGTTCGATATCGTCAATTTTTGCTTTTGAAATTCTAAAAAGTCTTGATTTCACAAGTTTGGCAACTCTAATAGAGAAAAGACCTGCTTCTGTTTTATATAAGTTTACCGTTTGACTATATGTTGTTGGTAAGTCTTCATCGATTTTACCATTATAAATATCATTATAAAGTTCTCTGAAAAATATTATGTCTTGTTTACTTTTACCAATAACTTTACCGTTAACATGAGTAAACCAGACTGTAAATTTATTTTCATCTAATGCAGGTAGATCGTTAGAGAACATATTATTACCATTTGCTCCTTTTTTCATATTAATTCTATAATTAGAGTATTCATTACTTTCGATTAAAGTAACACCCCATTTTTGGACTGGTACAATTTCCCAATCTCCATCAGTATTTTTTTTCATAAGAGATAAATATCTATTGTAAAATTGTTTGATATCATCGTTCATACCATCTTCAAATTTAAGAGCATTATTCCATAATCCCCTTGCTTCAGCTGAAGTTGCAAATGTTGAGTACACTCTTTCGAAATATTCTCTACTAGCTTCATTTAAATTACTTTTTATACCAGCTTTAATTTCATTAATAGTCATACGATTACCAACCATATTTTTACTCATTAAGTTTGCAAATGTACCTAAGAAATCGTTACTACTGATCACTTGTAACTGTTCAACTCCTTTAGTATTTTTAAGAGAATCAATAATAGATTTTGCACTATTTTCATCAAATAAAATACCAATAGCACCACCCATACTTATCCACGATGGTTCGTTTTTTTCTGATTCTGATTCTTCAAAAAATATTATAGGGTCTTGTGATTCTTGTGTAGAAATTCTTGCTGGTTTAAGTTCAAGAGCTTCTCCTGGTAATTCTAATCGTCCTATTCCTTCTATTGCTTTTTCAAATTCATAGTCTTCCTTACTTTTACCATATATTTTGGTAGCCTTACCTGGTAATTTTACTTGTTCTAAATTTTTTACTGCTTGTTCGAAATCTTCCATTCCTTCTGTTCCAATATTTTGTAAATGCTCTTTTACCTGTTTTTGCGCAGCTTCCAATTCTGCAAATGTTGTAGCTTGATTTAATTGTTTAATAGCTGTTTGAGCTTTTTGTATATTTTCAGATTTTCCTCTAGGTGTTTGAACTATAGCTTTTAAACGTTCCAACTGCTCTTCTACATTTTGTGTAGCTTTTTCAATGGATAATTGTTCTTGACCCGGTTTTCTAAATGCAAC